TAGTCTCAAAGACAAAGACATTGATAAAGCCATGGTTGATACCATGGACATCGATGCACAGTTAGCTACTTTGGATGAAGATATCAAAGTTCTGGACGATGTCTCTAAGCGTAAGATGAAGGAACGTGGCGTTCATATTGAGAAGAACGGAGAAGTCCAAGTAGAAGCCACTAGCCCTGTCGAACTTCAGTTACATGAGATCCAGCAGAAAGTATATGCCTCTAGCAACGCTGAGACGGTACTTCGTGAACAAGTGGAAGCTCAAGTAGACTACGGACTGTTGTCTGCTAGTGACTATCGTAACTTCGTGAGGGATATTGAGGCATTTAAGACGTCTAAGGATCCTTACGGAAGCGGCGTATCTGTCCTTGAAGCTAAGGAAATCTCTACAGAGGTCTTACAGCTTAACGAGGAGAAGACTAAGATTGTAGCGTCTGACATTGTCCAAGACAAGTCTATGCTTCAGTCTAGTTTGCAGTCCTTTGATCATGACTACGTGAACAACGTCTTGAAGAAAGACATGCTCTCCATGGTCTATGAGTTGCAACGCTCTGGTATCGCTATTCGTAAACATAACGTTGAAGTAGAGCATTCTGCTTTAGGTAGCTACGAATCCCATACTTTGGAATTCAAACCCGTTGATGGTCAGGTCAGTACCGTTCGCTTTAAGGTTCCCGTTATCAATGAAGACGGTACTTTCTTGGCTAACTCGAATAAGACGGTCATGCGTAAACAGCGTGTTGACTTACCTATTCGCAAGATCAAGCCTACTGAAGTTGCATTGACCAGCTACTACGGTAAGACTTTCGTTAAGTTGAATCCAAAGAAATCCAATAGTTCTTTGGAATGGATTGTCAAGGAACTTAATATCGAAGGTATGAGCGGTGAAGGTTTCATTAAACGTGTAAACCCTGCTAAGGTCTTTGATAACAACTTCAAGGCTCCGTTTATCTACAATGCGCTTGCAGATAACTACAAGTCTATCGTAACTGAGAAGTTTACATTGACGTTTGATCACACTGAACGCAGTAAGATGGTCAATGAAGTAGCTTTGACAAGTCTTGAGAAGAACGGCTCCCGTGTAGTAGGTTTGACCAACCAACGTTTACCTATCGTCGTCGACACCAAGAACCATTTCAGTGTTGTCAACCAAAATGGTGAACTTACTCCTATTGGCGATATCTTTGAGGTACTTCACTTAGACGCGGCAAGAGCACCTGTTGATTTCACTGAAGTTAACATCTTTAGTAAGTCAGTCCCTGTAGCTTTTGTTCTTGGGTTTAGCTTAGGGTTTAAGAACCTTCTTAAACTTCTGCAAGTGAAATACCGTACTACGGAAGGTCGTCAGAATAAGAACTTGATGCCTCATGAGTTTGCTATTCAGTTCAAAGACTATAGCTATATTTTCTCTAGGAAAGATACGGTAGCTTCCATGATTCTTGCAGGTTTTAATGACTTTGACAAACAAATCAAGGTCTACGAAGCTGCTGAGTTTGATCAGAAGAACGTCTACTTAAACCTCTTGGAGTCTAAGGGTCTAAGCGCTATTTACATGCGCGAATTGCAATTGATGCAGCAGTTGTTTGTCGATCCGATCACTCGTGGTATCTTGCAACAGATGAACGAGCCTCTTACCTTCAATGGTTTGTTGATTCGCTCTACTGAAATGCTTCAGACGTACCATCATCCAGATAGTCAAGACATGTCTTGTATGCGGATCCGTGGATATGAGCGTATCCCAGGTGCTGTGTACAAAGAGATGGTGATTGCTATTCGCCAATACCGTAACAAGAACATTGCCGGTAGGTCCAAGGTAGATATCTCCCCGTATCAGGTTTGGAGTTCGATCATTAAAGATCCAGCTATGAAACTGGTTGAAGATATCAACCCGATTCAGAACTTGAAAGAGACTGAAATCGTAACCTACGCTGGTGAAGGTGGTCGCGGTAAAGACTCTATGAATAAAGCGTCTCGTGCTTATCATGAGAACGACATGGGCATCGTCTCTGAAGCAACCGTAGATAGTTCGGACGTAGGTGTGAACGCTTACCTAAGTGCTAACCCTAAGTTCAAGGATCTTCGCGGCATTCCGTTGATTGATAAGAAAGCTATCTCTGCGAGTAGTTTGATTTCTACGTCAGCTTTGTTAGCTCCAGGTTCCGATAGTGATGATATAAAACGGGTAAAACTTGTATTAAACTATATTTCATACTTTATATAGCAATCCAATATGTGGAGTCTTAATAATGTTTGAACGCTATAAAGAATTGGGAAACTTTGCCATAGTACCATTAACGGCAAATCGTTACCGAGGCGTTATTAATGAAGTTGATCCAATTCTTAAGCAAATGTTTAATTTGCCCCATTTACCAGAGATGGTAAAATGAAAACTTCTCTAATTGCTGGAAACCCTCGTTAAGCTATACTACCAAAACGGAGTACGAAAGTGCAAACGTCATGGTTTAAAAAATGTATAGATAGAGGCAATCAGCAGCGAAGCTCCCCTGGCATGAGCCGAGGAGTGTGCTCAACGGCCATCGAACGGCAGCTGTAAAGCTGAACCTAGTAGAGTAGGATACCAAGCGGATCCGAAACGAGAAGCACCCTACCCTAAGGTTACGGGTGAAGATATGGTCTGATCCACATAGAGATATGTGGCAGGTGTCGAAGCACACCGGGTCTAGGAAGCGTCTAGACTGGACAATATGAAATTTTGTCAGTATTCAGCAAGGACACACAATCGCAGCGGACGGTTACCATCAACCTGTAGTCCGTACCGGTTACGAGTATGTGATCGCTAACCGCACTACAGAGATGTTTGCTTATTGCGCAAAGCAAGATGGTAAGGTAGTCTCTGTAGATCAGAACGGTATCATTGTTGAGTACAAAGACGGTACTACCAAAGGTGTTACTTTAGGTCGCGCTTACGGTAAGGCTGAAGGTAGCGTATATCCGCACGATATTGTCACAGAGTTAAAAGTAGGACAAAAGTTTACCAAGGGTACAACAATTGCTTACAATACAGGATTCTTTGAGAAAGACATGCTTGATCCTACTAAGATTATCATGAAGAACTCAAGGTTAACTAAAGTGGTTCTGTATGAATCTGCTCAGACCCATGAAGACTCTTGTGCAATCAGCCCTAAGATGTCTCTTGACCTGAAAGCTAAGACCACTAAGCTCAAGTCCTTTGTCATTGATTTCAAACAAAACCTTATCAATATTGTCAAACCAGGTCAAGCGGTTAACCCTAAGACTTTGTTGATGATTATTGAGGATGAGATCACTGCCGGGAATGGAGCTTTCGATGAAGAGTCACTGCAAGCTTTGAAACGATTGTCCAACCAAGCTCCTAAGGCTAGTTATTTAGGAACAGTAGATAAGATTGAAGTCTTCTACAACGGTGACAAGAGCGATATGAGTAGCGGACTGCGTGCGTTAGCAGATCGCAGCGATAAACAAATGGTTGATTCCTGTAAAGCCAGTGCTAAACCCATTGTGAACGGTCTTGTCAATGCGGACTACCGTGTAGCAGGTACTCCACTTACAATGGACAAAGCAGAGGTTCGTTTCTATATCACCGTAGAAACAACTAGCGGAACAGGCGATAAGGTAGTTGCCGCCAATCAAATGAAGTCTGTTATTGGTGAAGTCATGGATTACACCATGACCACAGAGGACGGTACTGAAATTGAAATGGTGTTCGGAACTCGTTCCGTGATGGCGCGGATTGTCACTAGCCCTTTTGTCATTGGCACCACCGCAACCTTGTTGAATGTTGTTGCTAAGAAAGCTGCACAGATCTATCGGTCTTAAAGTTGTGGATCCAAGGAGGCGTAAAGCTTCCTTGGATTTACCTTTGTTTTTGTATTAATCCAATGAACGGCCACTTCTTACTAGAAGGGCATCACTCCCTTCTTGTTATTTAAAGGAATTTCCACCATGGCTTTTGAAGATGTCAACCAAGTTAAACAAAACCAATCTGCTCTTGTCTTGGCTAACGCCGCAGCAGTGGTCAGCGGTGTTGTTCGCCAAATCGCAGGTAACGACATTGCTACAAGTTTGAACGGTACCAAAGCTAGCAGCGCTCTGATTGAGAGTTTGGCGGTTCAGCGCATGCTCAAAACCAAAGACGTCAAGTAACTCTCTATCTATAACACGGGGTCATACATGTTAAAAACCGCAACCTTTCAGACCGCTACAGGCGCAGCTGCTGCTGTAGCTTCCCTTGGTAAAGTCATCACTACCAATCCAGGTACACCTTTGAGTGAACTGGTTCGCTTGTCTAGCCCTATCTTCACTTTGGGTGCAGACGGTAAGATCGCTAACACCACTGCTCAGAATCCTGATCCAACCAACGTCATGGATGATAACCAGTTCTTTGGTTTCATGGCAGAAGCTGCAACTACTGGCACTATTGACAATCCTAGCCAACATAGCTTGGAATTAGATGGTCTGATTAAAGACCTCTCTACCGTTGTAGGTGCTCACGTTTCCCATGCGCGTAATGTAGTTCGTCCTTTGGTACAAGAGTTGGCAGTTGCTTTCACTAAGCATTTGACTGAAGCTAAGCCTGATGAAGCTGCCGACAACGCAACCATCACTACACTGCGTCTGCCTGCTTTGTTGCGTGATGTTAGTTTCTTGGATACTCTGTCAGCATTCAAAGACAAAGCTATTCTGACTCCTGATCAAGCTTTCGGCCTGCCAGCCATCTCTAAGGAAGAGTTGGATGGTTTGTTGACTATCGGACATGACCGTAGCGACAAATTGATCGTTGAATGGTTGTCTCATTTGCCTGAAGGTTTTGCTTTCAACGTTTGGAACACCTTCTTCATGGTGCAAGGTCGTGCAGGCTTTGAGTTGCAAGTTGACGCTATCGCTCGACTGAATCCTTTCAGTAAAGCTGACGTTGCATTGGCTATCCTCTTGATCTCCCGTAAGCTCGAAGCTAACGTGATGACCGTGGACTCCATGAACCTGAACACCTATAACAAGGTTTGTGCTCAATACGTGGAATACGCAAGCACTTTGCTGATCAATACACTGACCCGTGTAGAAGCTCTGACACGCGGTAAGGTCTTGGTAGTTGACAAAGACCCACTGAAGATGCAAATCGCTGTGAACGGTGAACTCTATGGCGCTTGGCTGGAAGCTGGCGGTACTCCTGAAGTGATCCTGGGCGTTATGATCACTGAAGGTTCACCTGTTAGTATGTTGCTGATCGATGAGAAGAAAGACGAGTACCTGGCTCAATGGAACTCTTACTCGGTGTTCTACCGTGCACGTTCTGTGAACAACAGTTTTGGCCGTGCTTTGAGTCAACTCGAAGTCTTGTTTGTAACAGGTCTGCAAGAGATGGGTGAAGAAGAGCGTGCAGTTCTGTCGACTCCTGCTTTGATTGAAGCAGTGGTTGCTGAGGCTAACGCGTATATCCGCACCCAAATCAAACCTGACGATCTCAAAGATCCTTACATGATCGCGTTGATGCTGATTGCTAAGATTCGATTCAAGTACACATCTGCTTACCAGATCTTGAACGATATCGTAGAAGCCAGTAAGGTGAACGCTGGTGTTGATGTTCGTGAAGCAGCATTGCTTGCTGTGATCAATTACATCTCCGACTACTTTGCAGGTCAGATCAGCATTCAGTAACAATGGCTAAATATAAGAGAGACGCAAATGCTGCACTCTCTTATCTCACCGAGAACACAGCGGGTCAAGTTCTTACAAAGAAAGCTTGTAAGATCCAGATCCCTGTGCGCTTTACTGAGATAGGTTTGGGTGAAGTTGGTATCAACACGTTCAGCTATGGGTTCTTTCCCATTATCTTTGATACTAACGAGTACACCGTACTGAGCGCTTGCGCTATGGTGGAACTCAATCCTTATAAGTTAACAACCGTCACGATTGATGAAACTGATTACTATGAGTTTTACTTTGACCCAGGTCAAGTAGTTATTAAAGCTACCGATTTGGTGAAGAAAGAAACTCTGATGTATAACGTTTTTGACGAGTTCATCTTTAAGGGTAAGCTGCCGTGGTACGCTGAGTATGAAGACGTGGGTACACTTTTTGATACAGCACTTTACCATGCTGGCTCAAAGGTTGCTCAAAATTTGGAAGTTGTTGAGTTTGTAGCTTCCATGATTTCACGTTCTAAGGATGATCGTACGAAGTATATTCGTACTGTTGCTAATGCTTACTCTGACGTTCGGTTAGAGAAAGTAGACTTTGTACCACTCAAGAGTGTGTTCTATTCGGTCAATAGCACGTTAAACAAGATAGCCGGTAGTTACTTCAATGATGGCGTAACTAGCGCACTTGTTCAGCCATCTGAAAACGTCGAGAAGATTGAGGCTATCATTCGTCGCTGAGAGGTTTTATGACTAATGCGGTTTATACTGCCACTAAGTTAGCCGTTGGGAAGAAAGGCCTTTTGCCTCCTGACGCTAACGGTTACTACACGATGCCTGTAGGTGCTTTGAATGTCTTTAACAGTGTAGGTCAATACTACACGTTAGATGGCGCCAAGCATCTGTTTGATGAATCGTCGATTTTTCAACGCCGTATTGCTAACGGTTGCTTGAAGGGTGAGTTGGGTCATCCCAAACGCGGTGAGAACATGAGCATGGATGATTACATGACTCGTATCCTCACTATCGAGGAAACCAATGTTTGCTGCCATTTCCGCAAGATCTGGTTGGATTACGACTTTGGTAAGAAGAATCCTCAGTTCAAGAATCCTAACATGATTGCCATTATGGCTGAGGTTAAACCCTCTGGTCCTAAAGGTCAGTCGTTGAAGGAATCCTTTGACAACCCTGATGAGAACGTGTGCTTTAGTATTCGTTCTTTGACACGCGACTACTACCAACGTGGTCAGTGTATGCGGGTGTTGCAACAAATCGTGGGCTTCGATGCAGTGACTGAACCTGGTTTGACATTGGCCACTATGTGGTCTGCTCCTGCTTTGGAATCTATGGTGGAGACCGTAGTGACTAAACGCGATGTTCAGTCTGTCGTTGATCATGTTCCAGCAATGGTCGGTATGGAGAGTACCCTAGAGATGGCTAATGAGGCTCTAGCGGTCTTTAGTGACAATTTGCAAGTTCCACTATACGCTAAGTGGTAAAACATACCAGGAGCCTTCTAAGGGCTCCTGGTATGCATATGCTTTTTATTTTCCTACTATCATCCTGTGGTATAGATGATTTATAATCCTGTTAGACTTCAATGTTCTTTAAAAACAAATAACTGTACAACTTTGGCACAGTGTACAGTCTTATACATAGGTGCACCAAATGTACGTCATATCTCAACTTCTTAGCTATTACGAGATTGTCAGTAATAACCTTGACAAAGACCCCGGGACTATCTTTAACTATGTTCTAGAAGAAGAACGTGGACTGATGGTCTTTGCTGAAGCTATCGCCAGAACACGTAAACGCGGTATCGTGAGCTTCTTCATCCCTACTAGTTCTGTAGCTGGTATCTATATCACACCTGGTACCAAATTGAACTATGGCTTCAAGATTGAGAAGAAGCTAGAGAAGATCTACAAGGAAGGTCATTACCTTCTTTGCATGCAACTTGAGGACGAATTAGAGAGTGGTAACTTCATTGTATTGAAAACAGATGAACAATGTAAGAGTATCTCTATCTATAACGTCTCTACCAATAAAGGTACACCGTTACCTGTGACAACCTTGATGATGGACTTTGAAGACGGAGTAGGTGAGGAACTTGCTCGTCTCTATAAAGTCTGCACCTCTGAGATCGTCATGCAAATCGGTAAACCAAAGTCCAGTGTCTTTGGTATCTTAATGTAACCCTTTTGTAAATGTAAGTGGCGACATATACTTTACATGTAACGATACAAAGGTATTTTATGTCAGATGAAATAGTAAGGCTCTCCCTGGGTTCAACCATGAGTCCAGTTCTTAGGGCCGTAGGGCTGTTGTTTGATTCGGAGTGTAATCGAGATGTCACCAGCATAGCTATAGAGTTTGGTAGCGATCCATACGCTAACAATGAGAATCTTTACAGACATAAACAGTCGATGCGTAAGGTGATCGATGAGGTTCTAGCATCTGCAGAAGTGATGACACCCTTACGTATCAGTCCTTTTGCAGAACCACTAATTGATAAGTTCCTCAATGAGTTAGAGGTCGATGAGTATGTAGCCATCCTACGCAGCCCTAGGGTTACGATAGAACCCCAACATTTCTTTGTCCAGATGCTCATTATCTATGACCGCGTCATGCAAGGTTTATTTGTTGAGTTCCGTCAGTTCTTTCGAGAGATCAATATCGAAGGTGATAGTCGCGATATCAAGATCTGCAACACAACCATTGTGCTCAGTCATATAGAAAGTAAAAACTAAGAAGAAGATGTGGATATCCACATCTTCTTCTTATGTTGTCCACAAAGGAGATTACTGTGAGTGATAATCCACTAATGCGTCCCACGTATGTTGGGGACTACTTCACCTTGTCCTTTAGCAATTGGGATGACAGTGAATATAAGAAATACAACGGGGAAGTTGTTAAGCTCCTAGGGTTTAAACCTAAGATTAAAACAGTGTTTCCCCATGAAGTTAACAGGATGACACCGCAACCCGGTTACTACCAAGTCATAGGCGACCCTGTTGTTAAGCATAACGTTCATGGTTTCTTTCAAGTACCTATCATTAACTTGGTACCCTGTAACTATAGGTTTACAGATAGTTTACCTAAGAATTACAATTACATCCAAGAGACACGTAAGTTCACTTACCTAGGACCTCTTCCCCATATTCCTTACAATATCGGAGATAAAGTCCTAGTAGGTGCACACTATCCTTTTGATGACGACTTCTTTAGTCAGATAATGGATGTCCAAATACGTGCAGTAGGTATTTTCTTTCTTATGGAGTATAAGGAAGATGTGGTTGCTGTTCAGAACGACAAGATCATTGATGTTCTTGAACACGGTGAGTTCAGTGACATCGAACGCTTTGGGATGCTTCAGAAAACCTACGAAGCATTGAATGGTAAACGTATCAGCCTTCAACGTCACCACGATGAAGAGAATGCACTAGACATAGAACACGAGACATTTATACAGAAGGAAATCGACAATGGATTTTAGTAAGGCTATCTCTCAGATCAAATTAAGTGCCGACCTTCTGAATGCACTTATAGCTCAAATAGACTCCAAACTTAATAACAAAGTTTGGATGGAGCAAAACAATAACTTCTCTGGGAATGGCTTAGGTCTAACCATGGTAAGAATAGAGGTTCCTAAACAGAACAATCATTTTGTTAATTTTGCAGTGAAAGAACACTACGCTGAACGGGGTTGGACTGTGAATGTTGAGAACACTGGTAATCAACTTACCTTTGTACTCTCTAGAAGTACACCTTATCCAAGGGCAATGTAGGTGTTAAATATTTAGTAGCTCTACGCTATAGTTTGGTGTAACTATAATCCCCTTCCTAAAAGGAATATGGTTACATATACTTTAGTTGAGATATACTGGAATATTACGGTTATCTTATCTCTTTTATTAATTCTCCGGAGAATCCAAATGGCTATCAATGAAAAGACTTCTGCAATCGCAGCGCAAATCAAAGGCAACCTGTCCATCGAAAAAGGTACAAACATCATCAGCGAAAAGGAAGGTACGTTCTACTCGACACTTCCTGAAAACTTGACAGAAGAACTTGTCACTGCTGTTGACGAACACCGCACTATCTATACTGCAGCTGGTACACTGGCTGCCGGTGAAATCGCTGTTGAAGCCATGAAGAAAGACCCTAAGTTGACAGAAGTCAAAGGTTCTTTGTCTTTGGGCGGCACTACCAACATGAACGTCATTGTGTCCCGCAGTGCCGAGTATCCTAACCCCAAGGATCATTCTGGTGAAAAGATCGTGAAGTTCGGCGCTACTCGCACCGAATACGATTTCAACGGTGCACACGGTAAGAGCGGTCAATTGAAAGCTGCCCGTGCACAGATTTCTGAGCTGGCAGCACAGCAGCTCAAAGGTTAAGTAGAACTTAACAACAGAAGTATCAGCTACTAGGCTTCTACCTAGTAGCTGATACATTTCTTTTTTGTCTGTTCATTGAAAGTCGTTATGCGAATCCGAACAAAGACCCTTTCCAAGATCGTGGACAATCGAACACTGTGCGATATCGTGGACGCACTGTCTGACATCACCCCATCGGACTCAGAGTTCAAACCTGAGTATCAAAGCGATGTACGTGATATAGAAGAACATATTCGCTCTCTCAAGGAACGTGTTGCCAGTAAGGGAGCTAAAGATAGCGCATCTTACGAGAGTCTCATCCGTGTTCAAAAGGAAGAGATTGAATACATCCTGAACAAGCACGAAAATGTTATTGACAGATTTGACGGCATCTTAGAGATATCTTTGAAAACCATGGTCAAGGAAGGTGATTCTTTTGACTCAGATTTTGCTAAGGCAAATAACATCTCGTTTAAACATTTCCCCAATGACTTCGAGTGTGTAAACATTGGGTATACCGTGCAAGCTAAATGTTTGTCTGTTCTTTTCAATATGCGCGCAGGTTTAGAGTATCGCCGCATACGGTGCAACCTGATCTTTAAGTAAACAACATAGACTCCAGATGGCATCAAAGCCATCTGGAGTCTTATGAAGCTTTATTTTTTAATTAAAGCGATTAACGTAGACCAGGAACTGCACCAGCTCCGAGGCTAGCCACTTCCGAAGCATAACCCTTAGACGAAGCTCCAACCTTAGCATCAACGCCCTGAATGAACGAAGGACGCAGATAGGGGTTAGCATTGTTCATGTTGATGCTATCCAAGATGCTTTGAGCAAAGATATTGGTACCCAAGTTGAATTGAGCGATACCAGTGAATTGCACCGAGAGGGTGTTGATTTCACCAGCAGCTGTCAACTCACGTTTACCAACAATGTCGCCAGTACCGAAAGGCATCATGTTCGTCACGACCCAAGACTTCACCACACGTTTGTGTTGTGGGTCTGGTTCCATGAAGAGCATAGAAGCAGTGTATTGATCGGGCAACATGTCTTCTGGTTTGTCACCAGTCAATGTGTTAGCCAGAGCAAACTTGGTATCGGGATCCATGATACCGTAAGTGATCCACTGGTACAGGAATGTCTGGATAGGCATACCGTACTTTTCAACGAAGGTGAACACAGGCTCAGAGCGTGCGCGCTTAGAGTCGGTTACTTCTTGTTGAACTTCACCGCCACCGCCGATAGGGTGCTCGTCGAACTCAAGAGTCAGACCAGCGTTCAAACCTTCGATGCTACGGGGATGAAGTTCCACCAAGGACTTCAAGGTGTCGATCCATTTTTGGGATTCAGGCATCTGCTGAAAGAAGCGAGGAGCTTCAAGCAACACACAGATCAGGTTCTTACGAACATAAGCTGCGTTCGATGTCCATTCAGCCAGGTTCGGTGCATATCCTTGTTGACCGCCAAAGGTGGCATCCAACATAGGTTGGTTAGAACCGCGACCGAACGCTTTTTGGTTAAGAATTGCGTCAGTTACACGTGACATTTAATTAGACTCCTAAATATTCAAGGATACCTGGGTACTTCGGTACCCAGGTAACGGGGGCTTACTGGTGATTACTGCGAAGTCAAGTCCGACATACGGAAGGCCTTGGTGTACGTAGTCATCACGGTCTTCTGGTTGTTGGCGTACAACTTGATAGGCAGAGTCCAAGAGAAGCCGCGCAGCAAGTCCATGTCGGTGAATTGAGCCTGAGGAACAATCACATAACGGCCATCAAACTTGTCCTTGACCTTAGCCAGAACAAAGTTGTCAACGTCTTGAGCCAACACAGCGTTAGGCAAGTGATCCACACCAGAGAACTGACGCCATGCAGCGTGCGAGATCTTGTTGAGTTGACCAATAGCCAAAGCCACAGTGTAGCTGTTGAGCACAGAAGTGTCGTCATCGTACACGGTCTTCAGCGCAGGGAAGAAGTAAGAGCGGCGATCAAACGCTTGCACCCAGTTCAGACCCACGTCCCAGTTACGGTTACGCACCGAGGCAGGAACCCAGGTGATGCTGATGTCGGTCATGTATTCCAACACAGAACCAGGAGCGCCATCAAAGTGAGCACCGTTCTTCCAAGCACCGTTAGACGCACCCATGTATGCAGCGGACTTCAAAGCCACTTCATAAGTCAGAGGAGTTTCCTTGGTGTACAGGCTATCACGGATCTTACCAGAGCGACCCACGATCATAGCACGCATCACAGGAGTACCGAAGTAATCGGATTCAGGATACATCTGAGCACGAGTGCGCAGAGCAATAGCGATCGAGTGTTCTTCGGAAGCTTCCAGGGTACGCTCACCAGCTGTATATGTAGACAGGGTAGTGAAGGTATCTTTACGCAGTGCAATGAAATTCAGCAAGCTGTACTTCACATCGATAGGGAAGCCAGTGTCGTAGATTTCAGATTCCACGTTAACAGCAACTTCTTGCACTGGACTGTTAGGATCCAAGTAGTCTTCCATGGCAGCTTTCACCAAAGCGGAGAAAGTGTCATTGTTCATGGTACCGTCAGTTGCACCATTGGCAAACACGTTGGTGTACTCAGTGAAGCGAACGGTGTTGGTGCTATCCACGAACACGAAGCTATGGTACACGATACCTTGCGAGGACATACCGCTCACCACGTTGAAGAGGTGTTTGTCGTCCACGGAAGAACCGAAGTCCGAAGTACTATCCAAGAAAGGAACTTCAGCAGCTTGGAAACGCTCAAGCAATTGTTCCAAGTTGTCGTTATAGACATGCAGGGTACCGAAGTCGCCGTACTGCTTAGGATAACGCAGATCGGTCAGGTTCTGGTACGATTGGATGAACGTGTCACCCATGTACAGACGCTTCTCGGTCAATGGGTCTACAGTATCTTGCTTCAGGGTAACCATCAGCTTCTGTTCACCGAACAAAGTCTCGACTTGTTTAGCTGTTGCTTGTGCCGAGGACTTACGGATCACAGAGATAAAGTACGGATATGCTTTATCAGTTGCCATCATCTTGGTAGGCATAGCAGACACGGACTTCACAGTAGGTGCCCACAGACGAATACCAGAGAGGTTACCAGCAGAGCCCAAAGAAGAAGCTTTCACTTCAAAGATAGGGTAACGCTGAGACTGAGTACCAGCAGCCGCATCCACTTGGTCACCAGGTTTGATAGCCAATTGACCAAACTGACGAGCAGCGATAACGTCAGTGTAGCTAGAGATAACCCACTTGACCTTAAAGCCAGGTGTTTGTCCTACGATAGTAGGTTCACCCAAGGTGTTGGTCTTGATAGAACCATCACTGTTGCGTTGATACAAATCAACTTGGGTTGGCAACACATCGAGCCAGGCTACAATAGTAGCTTCAGGTCCAATGTCGTCAGGCACCACGCGTTGAATCATCACAGCGTTTGCCTTAGCAATCACACCAGCAATGAAAGGAGTTGCGTGAGTTGTGAACTTACCACGCAGGTTGAAGGTTTCATCGCCATAAATCCGTGCAGCTTCTGCACCTGAGACCAAGTTGCTATTCAGATCGCCCTTTTGGGCAAATGTAAAGAACTTCGGTAGATGTTGTGGGATCGCTTCTGCTTCGCGGGGCAATTGAGTGGTGCTCAAATCTTGAGTACCGTACTCGATCACCATCGGAGCACCGTTAACAATTGAATTTGACATCTTTTCTTCCTCTGGAAAAAGTAACTACAGACCAACACATTTTGAGATTTGTCAATAATGACTATATACAACGATTGCTACGATACAACAGTAGGTTCTGCAGTGCCTACAAAACCCATTGAGATCGCCATCAAAGAGGCTATTATTAAGGACGGACTAGCTCATAGGAACTACCGCATCCGGGATGTTGGTTCTATTAAACCAATATTAATTACTGGAAGTTCGGATAGCGAGACACAAATCCCACTATTCGCTCATCCAATTACGATAAAGAACTCACACAGTGAGCAGTATATGTGTGCTGATGCAAGGTTCTTCGTGAGGAAAGATACCCCACTTGATATCATTGAAAAAAGCATCAAGAACAGTACTGAATTCAATTTGACCGTAAGTCGCTTGGTTCTGAGCATGCTTTGGCAAGATAACCAGACTCAGCGCTTGAAGAATGGTTTACAGTTTGCAGGTATTGTCTACGCTGCTTGGTTGAGTGAGAGTATCTCTAAGAATTTTGCTTTGGACTATAAAGACCAAACCGTTTTGAATGTTTTGACTCATTTCTTCTACCAGACTCTCTTTATCCAAGAGGAGGCTTTGGATCAAGACATGCGTGACCGTATTGCAGCGCAGACTATCAAAGCGACAAAGGTACCTGCTGAATTCGTGATGTCCGTCATTGACAAAGCGGGTTCTATGACCAACATCGAGCAATACTGCGTAGCAGTGTCTAACGTGTTGGAAAACGTTCGTTTGAAGAGCTTCAACACAGCGGTTCTTTTGACCATCGTGAAGAACTCTTGGTACGGTACCAACGGCAAGGAAATCATTGCTGTAGCACTGGAGCATCCTCCTACATGGATTGCTGTAGTCTGGGCAGCTACTAACGAGCGCACCTTTAGTAACTCTTTGATTGCTCGACTCTGTGATCGTTTTGGTAAACGCGGAGCTGCTGATGAATTCAACAGCGCATACCGCAGCATTATCAACGAACACATTGAACAGGCGTCAAACTAAGATTGTTTGATACAAACAGCAAGGACACCTATGCAGAGGTTTCTTATCGACCATGCGTTGAAGAACGTGTGGTGTAACCCGCAGCAAGATAACCAAATGGTGATTGCTGCTACACGTCTTACAAGGGACAACGGTGAACTCAACCGTTTTACCTTGATGAATAGACAGGTGAGTCTGCCTTTGGCCGGTAAACGCTACCATGTTTACCAGATAGGGCAGATCCTTCCTGTTGCACTTGGACTCAAACCCATTTCCGGTGAATGGGTTCCACAACAATGGATCAAGTTCAGTGACGCTATGAGTGAGAGAAAGCTCATAGCCAATCTTTATACCGCTAAGGGTATCAATCTTCCACGGTATAGTTCTTACTATATGTTCAGCGAAGATCGTAACTTGGTCTTTGCTGTAGAGATCGATCCAGTGTTACCGGTGAGTTTCAATACTGAACAGATCTTTTTACGACTGTACAGTAACGCTTACTACCAAAGTGCTGAAGGTAATGCGGTTGAAGATAACCTGGTTTGCAATGGTAAGAGAATGGGTTCTGTTCAGGACATCATTAACTTGCAGGCTGAAGTTGCTTCTTGGCGTACTAAGCCAGGATCCGTTACTTGCTACGTCAACGGCTTTGTAGTCAACGACATCAGTCCAGTTACCGCAACAGTAGGTAATACCGCTGAGTACGTCTATGACAGTTCTGTCAAACGTACAGTAACCTTTAGCGTCGCAAGTCTTTTGACCTTTACTAGTATCTTGGATAGCAAGTACAAATACTTGCTACATCATATCCTTGGTGACAACTCTGAGATCGACTACCAGGACGACATCGATGTTAACATCATCCATGTTAATACAGGTAATGTGGTTAAAGGCGTCTACTACCATCGTAACAATCCTGACAGTCACCGTATGGTGACACATCGGGATTACAGTATCGTTGTAGACTATTTGGAATACTTAAGCACTGTACTGATTGCTCAGGTGGGCGGTAACATCACATCCAGAGACTTGAAGGTTCAGGTAACCGTTCGTAACTCCGGTTATGAGCGTCCTTTGATTTATGATGACAACCGCGTATTTGAACTCTACAAGTTACCAGATGAAAAGATCCTAGCAGCCATGGTTGGCTTAAACGCTACACTACCTGTCTGGAAAGCTGAGAACTTAGAGAACAGTGCATATACTGCGTTAATGCGTAGTAAGGACAGTGCGATTAACATGTCGCTGGTTCAGTCTGCCTACGGTTATAACTCTATCAGTAAAGTGATCGGGGACAGCCCTATCAAGACAGTGAGCAATACGGGTTCTCAATTGGCGTCGTTTCCGATTGGCTTGCAGAATAACAGTACCGTCTACGAATACGACAGTGAAGGTGTCCTCTTAGGTTACCATTACCACTTGAAAGGTTCTCAGTACTTAGCAAGTAACCCTCTTACCAGAATGGTTGAGGTTGTCTCAGGTAAAGGTACTAAAAGAACCAATACGGTCTTTGGTACTAACAACATCAGTGTTCCTGTCAATAGTAACTACCGTGTGTACATGTGTTTCAATAACAACGGTGTACCTAACAATGTCTGGATGGACGTAACAGGTACAGACCAGTACACGGTGACTAACGGTAAGATTGTTTGGACAAACCACCAGTACGACCAGTTCTTGATGGTTCGCAGTGACAGTACCTTCTTAGCGTATGACGTAGATTTGGTAAGTGTAGACGGGACATTGTCTTTAGTCTTGATGGAAGAAGAAGACCGTGGTAACGGTTTCTTGGAATATAACCTTCCTGTACCTATGGGTGAGATCGATCTTTATCTGAACGGTAAAGCTTTGATCAATGGACTCGACTACGTGGTGAAGTTCCCCAAGGTTCATATCTTGAATAAGACCTACCTGAATCAACCTGCTGCTTCTGAGGTTCAAAAGGTCCATGTTCGGTTTACAGGTTTCTGTCCATCTGACCTGACTATGACTGACCCTGACGACTTTGGGTTTATTCAACATGGATTGTTGTCTAACAATAACCGTTTTGATATCCGGGACGACAAGGTGTTACGTATTACTGTAGATGGAAGTGTTCGACATCGTTCCGATGTTTCATTCTCCGAGGAGAGTGACGCTATCTCTATCGTGAACGTCAGCAACGGTAAACCTTATCAGATCAAGGACGTGGTTGTACCTTTGTACGGTCTTGTTGATGACAATACCTATACGCTTCGGGATAAGTCCTTAGCAATCGACAAAGCAGTCTCCGACTACCTGACAGTGAAGTTACCTCAAAACAACCGTGGTAACTTGATGGCTATTGCTAACAAGTACAAGATTGTGAGTCCGTTCATTAGCCGCATTATTAATGCACTACAGAACAAAGAAATCCTAGACGAAGTTGTTGAGAGCAATCTTAACGATAACCAAGTCTTAGAGATCTGCTCGCAGTTTGAATATCTGTTAGCCTTTGATCCTATCAACACTGACAATAAGTTTGACTTGACGTATGTAGGTATCATTCCTCACCGTAACAACACGGTTATTACGTTGTCGATCTATCAATATCGGCTATTGGTTCGCATTGTGAAGATGTACGCTGATGGTTTGATTGACTTGTCTTCTTTTGTTAACTTCAATAGTTAAAGGAATGTTTCATGCCTAGTACTACATTGGGGGTCGTAGGTACTGACGGGAAAGTTCCCGTTTATGAACCTAACGGCCGCTGGTGTCTGTGGTCTATAACTGAAATCTACCGTGGTCTTGCTGCGGAGAATACCTTTGTTCCTAAGATCAAAGATTACGTTATTGATCCTGATACCTATACAACGTATATCGTCGACGACTTGGATACCGTGACGTTGATCCCGACCTTACGGGAGATCCGTCCTGCTAATATGAGCTTTAGTTTCACTGAGACTGATGTTCTGTTTGGTGTGGGTCCTGGTACTCAGTCTGATACTTACCGTGTTTATCTAGATACTTCCGTACTGCCGCATGTGTTGGCAGTGGATGAACGCTTGAGGGTAGGCGGCTCCATGACCAGCTATGCCAAGATCTTCAAAGGATCTTCCGTAGGCGGTACTGGTGAAGTCATCTCTAAGACTTACGACAGCGCAGGACAGTTTGTCTCTGAGAGCATAGGTCTTGAGTTGGCAGCTATCGATAGTCACAACAATCACACCATCAAAACGGTGAAGGTCTGTCATTGCACAGAGCAATTACTTGATGGTGAAGTGGTAACTATCGTGTTCTACAGTGACTCGGGTCACGTAGTCTCTAAACGACAGCTCTTGGTAGAGAATACCGCATTCATCCGTGGTGTGAATCGTTCACTGAAATATGTGACACATATCAGCATGGATAGTCCTTTCATGTCACCGACCTTGGATAAGACCATTCAGTACCCACTGAACATTCCTATTAATGCGTTGAACTTGGTAGGTACGGTGCACTACTCCAATGGTGAGACTCTGAAGCTACCTGTAGATGGTACTAAGTTCCGTATCTTCGGACTGGAACAATACACCTCTACGATCATTGGTCAGAAAATGGATCTGGTATTGTCCTATAGTTTGTCGCCTAACGAGACTGCGTATGGTGCAGTGGGTGCAAACAACAAGATGATCACGGAGCCTTATGAGCTGATCACGGTCAATCCTAATAACAGCTACACCGTTAAGTTGTTTGGATATCCGTTCTGGGTCAACAGTGCAACAGGTTACCAGATGCGTTGGTGGTTGTTTAACTTGGATCGTAACGTCTTCTTTGAAGTTACTAACCAGGTGAGCTTTAACCAAAACACCAATGCGTATGATCCTAAGGCCTACGGATACATGCAACGTAAGAGCGTGAGCTTGAACCTGCGTGATGTCTCTGGCGCCTTTAAACCATTTGTGCATACTCAGACCGTTGAGATCGTTCTGAATGGTGAACCTCAGACAGATGCCACCTCCTGGACTATGTCACATGAATCCAATGGCAGTCGTCCGTCCTATGGTCGTGACCTCTTTGCTAAGAAGATCTCTGCAACGAGTATCAACCTAGGAAGTGCTCTGGCTGATCTGGAAACTTGGAAGACACGTGTCTATAAGGAAACCTTCCCATTGGTAAACCCCAATACGGAAGTTGGACCTTTGGATCCTACACACTTTGCAGTAACCTTCAACAACGTTACAACAGAGTATCCTATCAGTGAATGGAATACCAACCTGACTGTGACGGGTACTGTAACTGTGTTCAGTACTGCTTTAGTGCGTTTCATTAAGCGCACCGCATCCGGTGACTTGATGCTGAGTATCTCGGCATTGATTGTTCGTCCATAAACCATAAGGGAAGAGGCATAGCGCCTCTTCCCTTATGTCCCGTGTTTAAACTTTTTCAGTAATATATACTCTACTTGGATAACAATACCGTTATCTTTAATTACCGAGAGAGGTTATTATGAAAACAGTTACTAAGAAATGCATACACTGGAGTGAGAAAAACTGGATGTCTTTTGTGTACGCATTAAAGACAAAGTATCCAAAGATTGAGGACTTCATAGCGGCTAAAGGGAGTCGCATAAAAGAAATTAAGAAGGCACAAGAGCGTGCACTCCCTGGCGAACTTCACCATGCCGCCAGTACGTTTTCCTCTGTCAATCTGATCAATCCAAGCCGCGAGTTCACTAAACTGAAGGAAGTGTACAAGCACTTGGAAGAAATCGAGAAGACCAAGATCAACGTAGAAGAGAAGAAGGTGGAAAAGCCTTTCAAGGAACTTCCCTTGATGCCCAAGACATTCTTGGAAGATCTACTGGTTAATTGTCCATCGCTTGCATCGCGTTTCCCAAAACCAGTGCATCCTCAAATGCACATACCACCGCAACAACCATCGCCGCAAGCCGCATGGAATGAGCACCTACGTGCAACAGGGTATAAAGGATTCTATGCAGACCCGATGCATAAACCCAGTCAACCTAAGCAACCGATGTTTGCTTTTAATCCAAGTTTACATCAGCACATTACATCTGCGGTACAGAACGCCTCTATCGGTGTGTTTGAGAGTATTAAAATACACTTTGACCAACAGATCCAGCGTGAGGTTGATCAACTGTATCAACAAGCCGTGGCTACATTTGCTAATCCGGCATATGTTGAACAGCGGGTTAAGCAAGTAATTGCTGAGCGTTTGGCCACGTTACCTGTAGTGAAAGCCGAGAAGCCAAAAGAGCCTAAGAAAGACAAGAAGAACGTTGTTATCTTGGGTTTGATTGGTGCGCAGGCTAATCTGGTGCGGGAAACTGTTGGTTCGGATCTGAATGTAACGTTCCTTGCAAGTGATGTACCGGTGCAACAAATGCGCTCTACATGCCGTTCTGCTGACTATACGTTTGCTATGGTGAAGTTTATCTCCCATAAACACACCGATGCACTGAAGGCTGATAATCCTTCGGCACTGCGTTATGTCAATGGCGGCATTACCGAACTCGTTAACAAGCTTGCAGAAGTTTGCTAACCTGTCGATCTACCTACCTAGGGAACTAGGTAGGGTTCTTTAATATCCATTTAGGAAGAGACCTCACATGGAAACCCAATCCCCCGTCACCGCCATTGTTTACAATCGTCTCAATATCGAGGCGGTCATAGCGACGGCTATGATTCTGTCTGTTACACCAGAAGCTCAAGCTTTCGACGTGACACAGGATGCTCCATTAGGAAGCAACAACTACTACTGGGTAGGCGTAGACCCAAGTACAGTTCCTGGTTTCTACCAGACATTGCACGGACGTGAACATAAGGTCTTCGTAACAGAAGCACCTATTCGTCCTTTGAACTTTCAGTTGAATCCTTTCAAAACCAAGTTCCCACCTCTCCCAGAGGAAACTCACGATGATTTCGTGAACCGGGCACCTGGTATCATTGACAAGGTCATTGAAGCCTTTGAGTTGCAAGATCCGATGTGTCAGACTCTGGCGTTTCACGCAGCGCACTTCTATGACCGTGACAACCACTACGCAACTGCAAGCGATCAGATGCAATGGTTGGCTTATGTCTACAAAAACGTGCGCCATGCAGAACATTGCATTCAAGATCATGAAGACTTTGAAGTCCAGCACTTTGTCCACTCGGATACCGAGCGCTACTTTAATGACATTCGCAAGGTCAAAAATGTATTCAGTTCTGCCTATCGCCATGTTTCTGTAACTGACGGTAACGTGGTACGTAAAGCGGTTCAGACCAGTATCTCTGATCCGCATGTGTTCCATCTTGCTAAGCGTTTGGCGTTGTTAGTTCATACTAACTTCATCAACAGCACCATGGGTCTGTCAGGCCCTATCGTGTACAGCAATATGCGTCACGTGCAAATGGATCGTCTCTACGGTTCTCCTTTGCTGCTGAACTAACGACATAGACAAGAGACAGGGGCAACCCTGTCTCTTGTTGTGTTTCTTTTTTTTTATCTCGATTGAACCAAATGACGTTTACTACGATCGTCACGGAGTTTGAGTAAGAGGTCGTCCACAGACAGAATCTTGCGATCTTCATCAGTCAAGTCCATTGATATCGAACGTATCTTCTGTTCAAGTCGCTGAACAATAAAGGTATCGCGTTCTCTCTTCAACTCATCCACCAACACTTCGATGAGGTTACGGTAATGGTTCTGACGCGCAGAATTATACAGTACCACAGGGTTATTGATTTCCTGGTTGACCTTGTTATCGATCAATACCATCTTAGAGTTGATGCCATAATGGTGAAGGTTCCTTCCTTGGATGAGTAACCATCCTGAGAGTAGCCAACTTACCACGTGGTCATCGTTACCTCCCGGCGGGTGATCTACGCGGCCGTTACGAATGATCAAAGAGAGGATCTGATTGATCGTCTTCACGTCGTGGACTTTATCGGCAGTCAGTTTAGCGATTTGCTGAAACGTATTACCATAGAGTTCACTGCGACTTGTAGCACCTGTACCAGAAGTAGCCCATCCAAACATCTTCTTGTACTTCACGTAGATATCATTTCCACGACTATACATCGGTTTACTGATTTCCTTGTAACGGTCAGGAAACTCTTCAGCATCTTGAACACAACGGTTATAGATGCGTTTGAAAGGATCGATGTTACGTGTTGGAAGCATCAATAACAGATAGTCAAGAATACTCGCACCAGTAGAACGACGTTCTATGATCAATACAAAGTGTTCGTACTTGACAAACCACTCTACTAACCACTCACAAAAGGTGATGATGTTGGTCTCATTGAAGGTACCTGCCCCTGTGATACCGCCTGTCTTTACATTACGCAAAGACATCGCCATATCGTCAAGACCTACTGCATCACTAGAGTCGATTGACATGATGTGAAATTCATTACGCATCACATGTTCGACTTGGTTCTCATCCACAAACCAACGCGTAGCGTAACCATGGTTACCCGTGAGCTGGATATGCGGATCAAGACGCTGGCTATCCCGGATCCTGGCAAGTAACTGAACCGACAAAGGAGATACTTGACTACCAGATGTCCACACGTTACCAAAGTCACGGTCAGCATCTTCACCTTTGGCGTTCGCTTCTTCAATAGCGCGTTTCAACCATTCATCGGTAAAACCAAGTTGTCGGTGGTTAAAGGTGCAGTTAACACGGAGTTCCCCTTTAGGAGAGTTAGCACGAACGATGCGTTGGAGTTCATCGTTGTTCTTAGCGTCCATGAACTTCTCACTCCAGATAGCAGAGTTCTGAACCATCTCGTAAGCATACGCTCCGTCCGGGTCATCCTTCTTACCTGCGGTTGTTGTGAAGATAGTTCCAAAGGGTTCACCTAAACGCCTAGCTCTATCGCGTTCAGCAGTACCAGCTGCCAGTGCCGCAGGAAGAGAGATCGCAATATTAAAGATAAATGCAATTTCGTCAATCTGGAAGATCGGACTAGTCAAACCCCGACCAACGTTAAGCGCCATCTTAGGGGACTTATTAGGCACGTGACCGCGATAACGGTTACCTAAGGACTTCACAGACAACTCTTCCGTGTTACTGATATCACCACGGTGTTTCTGTTTGATGTAGAAGGGAAGCTCTGATTGAATGTTCTTTAAACGTTCCAAGTTGGCTGCACGAAGTGTATCATCCTTTGTTAAAAGGTTAATTTCAGTCTTCTTGCAACGAACGTTCAAGAGATACGTCATCAACGTATCTGTAGAGAACGATTTACCTGTCTGACGAATCTGAATTAGAAAGGTCGTAATGTGGTTAAAGAATAACCAGAAGAGCGCCATGTTACCACGGTTAGCTCTGAAGATGATTGGTTCATCAGGAGTTCCCTTAGGGTCACGGGAAATCTCTCGAAAGAAATACATCGGGTTCTCATGACACTCCAAGGAGATGAGCATCATCTGCTCAGTGCTCAAGTTAGGATCAAAAGGATCCACTCCTTGGAGTTCCTTGTTCATCAAGACTAAAGGCCATAGGTTGTTCTTTACACCCATGGACTTCAGAAGCGCGGCATAACGGATGAAACTGGTATTCTTGGTTTTATCGTCAACGATAGCGTAAGGATACTCTTCACGCCATTGATCGTGGAATAATAGCATATCTTTCCTTATGAGAAGGTCACATAATAACCATAGAACATCAAAACATCCACAGTGGCTTGTGACCACTGTGGATGTATGATTGACTAACCCTGCTTCAGATCAGCTTTAAGAAAATCTAAATAGATATTCAACAACGTCTCACAGATCGCATTATCGTCTTTGAGAATCCAGTTCTTACTATTGAAGAAGAATTTGAGATTGTTATACTTACTCAGTCGCTCAGGGAGTTCCTGGTCTAACGTTGCTTGTATGACGTACCCTATGAACTTTTCAGATTTGATACGACCTTGTTTGTAGATAAGATCTTCGCAGGTTTCCTTGTAAAAGTGAAACTCTACTTTAAGATTACCTACGGTTTGGAAAACTGCTGTCCGAAACTGAGGAGTGTTTGGTGTCGCATCAGTTCTATAGAACCTTATACCTTTATGAAAAAGGTATAACTTAAATAGGAACCTTTTTAACATATCCGGTCCTTGTGTTAGATAGCTTCCACAGGATCAGAGATTACTGCTTTGACCAACTAAAGCGCGTAGTGTTAAATACAGGATGATACTGGTGCGAGTGGCGAATGCTAAGGCATCACTGATACCCTTACCGTTAGCCTCATGGATGATCTTAATCCCTAGTTCACGGATACGTTCGATCTCAGGATCTGTCGTACGCGTAGAGAGATAGAGGCTCTTCAATGTAACCAAGATGTAAGGGTAATCTCGAAGATGCTTACTGTCCATGTTGTTTTGAACCATGAACATACTTTGCACTACAGTGAGACTCACAAACTCATCCACTAGCTTACTATGCTTAGCACTTCCTGCGTTGTCAGACAACCAAGCAATCGTATTCTTAACGATTCTAAAGCTAGTATTAGCGTTGATGTTAAGAACGATATTAATCAAGTCTTCTTTTAAGAAGGTGCGTTTATCAGAAACGATGTTACGCATATACGCAACATAAGCTTCAACAGACTTGGTTTTCTCTTTGATAGTCTCTTCACCATCCGCATCCATGTAGGTTCCGGAAGTGCTAGTGATAGTTTCACCAGATACTCGTACCGCCTCAAAGACTGCATAGTAGTTCTTGATCAAATCGCGAATACGACCTTGTGAGTCACTGATAGCGTAAATGGTTACGTCATCGTCCTTGAAGGTCAGCAGGTTCTTGTAATGGATCGCTTTCTTATCCGTTAAGTCCTTAGCACGGTAATCCATGACTTTATGCCAAGATCCCAACTTCTTAATCAGGAACTTATTGGACAGGTTAGCATACGCCATCTGTGCAATCTTAGGATCTGACGGGTACTTGAAGAAGTAACTGATCAAAGCCGCTGCACAACGATAGAAGAAGATCAATGCAGTATCGTAGGCTGCACGGTCCCTAGCATCCCCGCTCATTGTGTCCGACGATAAGAACCGATGGATCACGTACATCAATGTCAGGTTAAGGATATCTCCTGTGACTTTCCATTCATGGTTGATAGAGTCTAACTTACGAATATCGGCAGACAGGTCAATAAAGTCTACATCCAACACTTCGTTATAGAACCTGCTGACATCACTGTCTTTAAAGCGTACCACATGCACGCCTAACAAGTTACTACCAAAGAACTGAATATGCTCATGGTTACTATTGACATACCCTATTTGGAACTGGTAGATAGCCTTGGCTAACTTACTGTCAAACTTCACATGAGAGAAGTGTTCATCGAATACAACTTTCAATGTACTCATCTTACACCTTCTTTAAAGCGCCTACCATGCCCTCTAAGGCACGATCACGACTCAAATAGACCTTGACCCCCATAACCCCAGCCATCTCGCATAAGAGCTGCATCTTAGACGTAACAACTCGACCAGACTCAACGGCCAACATCATCTTCTTGAACTTACCGCTCTTACTAGCCACACGGATACTCTCCATACCCTTATTCAAGGTATTCATATCCAAGTCATCCCCATGGATACAATAGACATAAGAGCTATCGTCTTCAGTGACATCGTCGCCTTTGATATCTCCTGCTAACTGCATCTGGTAAGCAACAGCTGCTGTCAATGACATACCTTCATTGGCATATGCTAAATTTAATGCTTCCGTATAGATCCGACTAAGTGGACCATCCAATACGATCGTCTTCACCTCAGGACCATTAGCTTCACCACTATCAGTCACAGGTGTAGTACTCATAGCAACGGGTGTCTGCTCTACTGGAGTACTCTCTTTGACCTCATCATTACCCACTAACTGACCTAAATTGTAAACTCCCATGGAGTTCTCCTTCCGTATCTATAGATGTTTATCATTGATCATACTATCCGTCTAACTAACCTAACGGACACAAACCCCTATACTAAGGGAAGTACCGAACTTTGCAGTACTTCCCTTAGTATAGTAGGTCTTTTTCATCAAAAATGTAGGGTTTCCCTAGGGTTTCTCTGCTAAAATAATAAAAAAAGAAATATTCCTATAGTATGATTATTGGGTGTTTCTATAAGGGTACCTTATGTAGTAACGTCTCCTTCTAAAATGGTGTTTTCAGAGGTATACAGTTTGGTACATAAACAGTAGGTATCAACAGTGATAGATAACTAGTTCGTTACACTCAAGAGTAGGAAGGTGGACTGATTACGTTCACTTCGTTCTCTCCATCAGGTTTTTCTTCAAAGTAAAAGAACTTAAAGGAAAAACCTTGCCCATATACATATAACAGTTGATAATAAAAAAACAATCAAAAGACCAACCGTTATATATGGCGCGCGTTTCTCACCATTCCTTTCTTAAATATCCCTTGGTCACATATACTGTACTTGATAGGTAGACTCCCTCTATCTGCTATGAAGGTCTAAAGGAAAAGAGTTCCTGTAACCCCTTTATCTTGTGCAGCTATAACTGAAAGGTTCGTATTGATGAATTTAAACTTTAAACGAATGTGTCTAGGTTCGCTACTGATGTTTGCGGTTCTATTCTTTAGTCTACCCCTTACTGCTAAGGGACTTGACGAAAACGAGGAACTGACTGACTATATCTCGAAGGTCTGTAAACGCAACTGTGTAGATCCACAGTTACTCTTGATGGTAGTGCAAGCTGCATCCTTGGAGTACAATGTATCGCCTAAACAGATATTGGCGATCATGCGTGTAGAGTCTTCCTTTGTAGTCAAGGCAAAGAACAGCCGTAGCGTAGGGTTAATGCAAGTTAACCTGAAATACCATGCCAAGAGTTTTAGAGCAAGTCCTTATGACGTATTTGAGAACGTGGATACTGGGACAAGTATTTATAACGCTTGTCTGAAGAAGAAACGTGGTGATGTACCTAAGGCCTTACGATGTTACAACGGCGAAGGTAAACAAAACGTAGCTTACTCCAATAAGGTACTCAAAGCGTTATCAGAACTCAAGAGCATCTCCATCATTTAACCCCAACCCGAAAGAAAGTAACCTGTATGCGATCCCTGAAAATCTATGCCGCTGGCGGTGCCGGCTGTAACCTAGGATCTTCGATCCTCAAAGGTCTCAAAGACCAACAACACGGACTGCCCGCTATTGATGCAGTCTTTATCGATACTTCGCGTTCTAACCTGAACCCAAGTATCCCCAGTAACAAGACTTACCTCTTCGATAACCTCGATGGTTCCGGTAAGCTGCGTGCATCCAACTATCAAGTTCTCAATGAATACTCACGAGAGATCCTCCTCCAGCACAAGCCTGGTGACATCAATATTATCCTCTCCTCTGGTGGTGGTGGTTCTGGTAGCGTTATTGCTCCTATTTTGACATCCGAACTCTTGAATCGTGGTGAACATGTGATCGTGATAACGATCGGCTCTACCTCCAGTCGCATTGAGACAGAGAACACCTTGAAGACCCTTCAATCTTACGAGATGATCTCTCAGAAGCGTAACCAGCCTGTGATCATGGCTTACCGTGAGAACTCCGCTGAGCGTCCACGGTCTTACGTAGACTTGGAAGTCCAAGAACTTGTTCTGATGCTCGCTATCATCTTCTCGGGTAACAACCGTGAACTCGATATGTCTGATCTTCGTAACTTCCTGAACTACCATAAGGTTACCAGCTTCCATTCCAAACTCTCCTATCTGGGAGTGAGTTCCTCCAGTATCAAACTGGACAAGGGTCAAGCTCTAGTGTCTTTAGTAACTTTGACTGATGAGAAGACTTCTAGTGAACCTAACGTACTGGCAGCTTACCAAGCAGTCGGATACTTGCCTGAAGGTACTAAGGAACTCATCCGTGGCGATATGCCCCTGCATGCCACCGTGATTAGCGGTTACTACAACTCTGTCGTAGAGCAACTTGAATCCAAGATCAAGTCCTATGACGATGTCCGTAGTGCCGTGATTGAGAAATCGATCGTATCTCGCGGTATGGACACTACTGACGACGGAATCGTTCTGTAAACAAAACATATAAGGACTACGGGATTACCCCGTAGTCCTTATATGCCCCTTGTGTATTTTTTCAGTAATATATACTTCACTTGAGGATACATGTCGTATCTTTATAACGTTCATTGAAGGAGAGACTAATATGAACAAGGTCAATAAGATCTTCACTGCTGCTTGGGACCGCACTACACGGTCCATCCCCTACAACCCTGCATGGTCTAACGGTGGTGGCCAATATGACTATGCCATCTACGGAGAGCACGCTGCAAAGATCCCGGTGGGTGAAATGGTACGTTCTTCTACTAACGGTGGGCGACGTATGCTTCTCATTGGTACTCGTCTGGGTAACATGATCATCTATGACCGCTTTACTCAACAAGGACCAGGACAGAAGGACGAAGACCGCGCAGTCTTCTTCTACAACGCGCCTACCAAGATGTCAATAGGTGCTTGGTTTGGTCGTACCTACCTTGATGAGTTCGATATGTCCATTGCCGTGGGTGATGAGGTTGAACCTCATATTGGCTGGCGTATCAATCAACTCTGGGCAGCTTTCAAAGAAACACTGACAGAAAAGGCAGTAGCATGAGCAATACTAAAACAGAACTGTTGAAGCAACTCCAAAACTTTAGCGGTCTAGGTAAGGGTCTACTCACTACTGAGGAAGCCCGGGAGTTCTGTGACAATAGCCGTGGTCGCATTACTACTATCTCAATTTGGACCAAAGATGATGATCGCTACTGGTTTTACAGTAGCGATCATTTGTTTGGTTACAAGGTGCTGTCTTCTTCATGGGTACCAGGTTCTTCAACGTTGCCTATGTACGTGGCCAAGCGTGAAGGGTTAGAAGACGGGGTTATCTCCACTGTGGAACAGTATGCATTTGTCTTTCACAGTAGTAAAGAACATCAGATCACCACCTTGGAGGAATTGGTTGATTTGGAGATCCGGCTCAATGAAGAGAATCTCAAGTTCGAACGAGACCTCAAAGAGAAAGAATTGAAGCATTGGAACAGATTGAAGAAGTATAATGCTTCTTTCTTCCCGGAAGGTACAGTTGTAAAGGTCTCTAATTATCTGTCTGACAGGGAAGGGGATCTATACACTGTTGATTCTGTGATGCCGCGTGGTCCACGTAACATACTTCTTCAAATGAAGGAGACACAGTTATTGACTGACCCTTTCTCAGGTAAACCTTCCGTTAGTCTGCATGTCTTCAATTCTTGCCATGTTACTGAAATCGTAAAGCGTGGCCGTGGTCGCGTTAATATCGAAGAATATAGTTCATGGAATCTTGAGTTGGAGAAGTACTATGTCGACGGTCAACACGATGTTCGCAGTAAAGGTAGCTATCGTTACAAACCGTTTGACATAGCGTACCATCTTATCTTCGGTCTGAAGTTACCTTATGACCAATATGTCGATATTGACCGCTTGGCTTATGAACTTAACAAAGCGTTGGGTAAACGTAAGCTTGGTAGCGATGTCGTGACTTTTCATAAGAAGAAGTGTAAACAGTGGGTCAAACGGAACTACAGTAAGTTCCTGATGTCCAACAAAGCACTTTACAAAGATTATCTTGAAGAGCAGAAAGCACTCGACGATATCATGAACGATTGATCTCAAAGAGTCATCTAAGGAGCCATGGGTAACACCTTGGCTCCTTAGATACTTTCTTTTTTGTACCTTTTCTAAATACCCGTGAATCACATATACTTAAGGTGTATAGTTACGGTAAGTAATTATTAAACTGAGCGCCAATATCATGTGACTTATAAGGGGACATGATGCCGCTTGTTGCTACAAATAACATCCGAAAACCCAAACCTATGAAACCTGTAGGTAGAACTGTTCACTACGAATATCCTCATCACGGATACTCTCATTACGTAACAACGATCATCAGTATCGCTAGTCTTCGTAATCATTTTCTAACCTATGTCAATCAGATCAAGGTAGACTATAAGCTTCACGACGACCAAGAAGAGCATCTCTTTGATTGGTTGATCTCAGAAGCTGTCAACCGCTCTATTGATAAACTCTATAGTGCAACCCTCGTGGGTCACTACCGTCATGATGTGTATAAACTTGTCTATGAGAGCTTAGACACCAATTACGCAATTCATGTTCAACATCTTCTGCAAAGCTATCAGTTCCATCTTCAACCTGGCCAACAGGTAAAGCTTCTAGTAGCGGGCGATATCATTATCTTAGTTAAGGGATCTATACCAAATGTCTGATTTTAGAAACATGACCGAGGTCTTGAATCATGTCGAGAAAACAATCGTTATTGACTTGATTCCACATGTTGTTGCTCTGGATAGTGATCCTCGTTTGATCGAAGCGCTCTATGAACCTGACCAAGGTATCTACTTGATCGGAAGCGTAGAACCCTTGGTACGTTTGACAGGTACCTATTTCACCCGTCGCGAATGGGAGAGTACCCGTCGTCCTATCCAACAGAAGGATACCGTTGAAGATCTGCTAGCTCTTCAAGACGATATCTTGGACTACAAGGGCGACATCCTGATCACACTGAAAGACCTGACCTTGAAACGTCGGTTCTTCAAGAACCAACCCACCGTACCTTCGATTGGTATCAAAGCGGCTATCTGTGTTATCGAACAATACCTTGTGAGTGTGTCTCGTCATAGTAACCGCTTCCATCCGTGTTATCGTCTTGAGAAACTGGTTGATCCTTCTAAGGGTAGCAAGTTGATTGAGACCGACGAATATATGCATGGGTTTGAGCGTTTACTCGATATTGTCACAGAGTTTGTAAACGGTAACCATTGGAACCTTTACTTTACCCATCTGCGAGGTACCAGCTTGGTTATCCAGCAAGGTATCGATTATCGTATCTTCAAATACTATCAGGATCAGTTCAAAGACGCTGACGAAGATGGTGAACAAGAGGAAATCAATAAATGCAGCTAGAAGACTCTCCAAGATTCTTCATCGTAGATATACGTGATGTCTTGAACGGTTTTGCTACACGACGTCAGATGTTCCCTGTGTATAAGCGTTTTCCTCTACAGGACATGATCACTTGTGTCTTGAGTGTAAACGCTTTCAGTGACTCTGACGAAGTATTTTGGAACGAGCTAGAGTGCCGGTACAGTCACAATGACTCAGCTGAAGTTCTCAACTACGACACGATAGCTATGTTCTACGAACTCCTATGTTCATATGTGGACGAGTACATCCGTCTTAAGGTACCTCCTAGTATCGATACATGTGAATATGTGTTTGATCGCTGGCTGGGTTATAGTTCAATCATAATGCAAAGGGATGACAATGCAAGAGCGTGTAACCGTTCTTTGTCGCCTGAATACGGTCAGTATAGATACATCCATCCTAGCTCAGCTTTTTAAAGATTACGGTCTACCCCTGGAAGTCCTGGGGGTAGACCTTTTAAACGTCTTTAAGAACCCGACCACTGGACACCTCTATTATCAAGCCATCTTCGTGGATATCATGGAGATGTGTAGAGATACCGCATCAGACGTCACGTTTGAAGAGTACATCGATGAGTTAAATATGTTTGTCTCAGAGATTGCCTACCACCTAAGCTATGTCAACGTTGACAATAGTAAACTGATTAACATTCAGTTCCATGGTAAGGTAACTCTTGTCTTGGAGTTTTTAAGACTATGAGAGCTATTATAGGACTTGAAGGTGCAGGACGTGCCTTCCGATCAGAAATGGCAAGATTAGGTATTGGTCATAATCCAGTTCAGACGTTTGACTCGAGGATCACGGAGATAAACTTTGTCTACAATGAATCCACGTCTCAGATACTGATGGCATATACCCCTGATCAACAGCAGTTCCTCAGGAATCTTCTGACCATCCCAGACTTCGCAACTTTAGGGTTTGTGGAAGCTTTCAGTAACCCGCAGGTTCGGGATGTCTTCACCGAGATCTTTAGAATATATGCCATGGCGTTGATCTTTCAGATTAATCGTTTCCTAGGATTCAAAGCCAATGCTGACTATCTTCTGGAATCGATTGCTGATGACTACATTGTACTGTATGTCCAAGAAGCAGTCATGACAGATACACTCAAGTACCAGTAATTATTCAAGGAAAGCCATGACAACCCCTTTGCAACTCAACAAGATCTACACGTTTAATACCCTAGCTCCCGCTATCCTTGGTGCACAGATCAAGAACGCTAAGCTCTTGGGTATCGTAGATTACAGCACCGCGCTGAACTATGACAACGTAGATTTGCGTTTCCGTCAGATCTATCCGGTTCTGCCTGCAAACACCCCTAACCAACCAACCCTTTGCACGTACTATCGTTTCCAATCGGAGTCCGGTGAGAAGATCATTCTTGCAGACCAGTGGATCGACATGAACACGGTGACAGTGGTTGAACACGTGAACCTTCAGGTCACGTTCAGCAACGCTAAGCTGGAAGACGTTACGACTATCCGTGACGCCCTGAACGCTTTGGGATTCACCAACTTTGAAATCAAACAAGTCTAAAGAGGACTATCTTGACTAAATACGTTGTTCTGTATCACAATGATTCTGATGGCTTAGCATCCGCCGCTGCCGCTTACGCTGTACTGGGAACTAAAGCTGTCTACCATCCTGTTCAGTATAACCAACCTGTACCAGATGTTACGCTGGATAAAGATACCATCCTCTATATCGTGGACTTCTCGTATCCCTTGAAAACCTTGCAAGACCTAACGTCTAAGGTCAAGGAGATTATGGTGATCGATCACCACGAGACCGCAATGAAAGACTTAGAGTCCTTCGAGTTCTGCGTTTACAATATGGAACTATCAGGCGCTGAGCTTACCTGGAACTACTTCCACCCAGGAAAACCTGTTCCTCGAATGATTCAGCTAGTAGGTGACCGTGATCTGTGGAACTTCAATTACGCAGATAGTAAACCCTTTGAAGCCGGTATCCGTTCTTCAGGACGTTATGGTGAGGTCGCATACTGGGCTCAACTCTTAGAAGACGAAGGGGCGCTAGATATTATCCTCGCTAACGGATGGACTCAGCTTAAACCTATTAACGAGTACATCAACAGTTTTGTTAAGAGTGACAAGTACACTATAGTGAAGTTTAGAGGTCATCGCTGTGCTGTCTACAACACAACGTATCTGATCTCGGACTTAGCTGAAGGCATTTACTCAAGCACTGACCAGATCGCCGATATGACGATGTCGTACTTCATCACCTCTGATCTGAAGATGGTTTTCTCACTTCGTGCGAGTAAGCATAACGATGTAGACGTAGGCTCCATCGCTAAGTCGCTAGGCGGAGGAGGTCATCGTAAAGCTTCAGGTGTTGCTATGTCTATCACTGACGGCGCTGCTTTCCTCAAAGGTCTCGTTGAGACTTAAACAACCGTAGAAGACACAGAAGCGTAAAGCTTCTGTGTCTTCTTTTATTCATGTTAACTTAAGGATAGTTATGACAGAGCAAGTAAAGGCATTTGAAGATCTGATGATGATCTTAGTTACGCATCCCGACTTTGACAAAGCGTTAGTAAGAGTCGACACAGATGGTCAGGAGTTATTGACTCCGTGTCTTATCGATCCAAACATTATTGACGATGTTCCAACCGTAACAGAGTGTAAGGATCTTGTACTGATTGTTCTTAAAGTCTATCAGTTCTTAGATCAATATTTCATTGATGTCAAAGGTCAATGTTCACGACTTTTCTACAACGTCAAACAAGCAGGCTTTAGAACACGCATCACAGAGCGTGATAGTTTTGGCCCTTTGGGATCTTGTGTATCTGTCCCTAAACTTGACAACAATGTATTTATCCGCACTGGCAGTATCGACGATAAATGGTTTGAAATCTACTACGGGTAAAACAGAAAAGACACTTTTTTCAAGGTGTCTTTTTTTTTGTGTACTTCTCTATATGTTATGACGAACCACGTCGTAGATACTTAATTTGTTACGGTGTACATGCCGTTACATATTTCCCACCTGAACGACGCTGTTTATCAAGTGCTTGGTATCACTTAAATCATGACAAGTATCATTGTACTGCGATTACCTAATCGCTTGCGATGACGCGATCGCTGCACTAATTAACTACGCGAAACTTGATCGCATGGGCCTAAACTTTCATTACCTTAGCACCATGATCAACGCTTAAGTGAAGTTACTTAGATAGAATGGAGGTCAACTCTTTGTCTTAAGAGATAGGTAGAGGGCTGACTTCCATCGCGATTTCTTTTTAACCCAGAATTCAAAAATCTCTCTGGAAAACTTGTAACCTGGTTCACAAACACTTTTGTGGTTTAAGCTCTTTTAAGAAATGATGATGGTGAGTTTCTTAAAGGGATATAACGGCTTAGATAGTGAATGGTTATGAAGTCTTTTGTTTATAAGCACTTAGCTTCACTTTCACGAGTGGAGGCGTTTCGGGAATTTCGCTTGTGCCTATAGATAGAAGTTGGACTCCTAGTGAGACATGTAGACCAAGGCCTGGGAACCAAGGTTTGCATAATGAGTCCACGTCACGAGGTATCTATAGGCCAGATCATCCATTGGAGATCATAGTGTCTATTCCTACCGAAAGCGAAAGCTACGTGGCATATGAGGCTAGTCTGATCAGCCTGACTTTATAAACCCTGTAGCATCAGAGTAACAGGACAAAAAGCTTAGAGTAGCTAGGATGAAAGACCTAGTGCAGCCCGTGAGGTGCTTGCGTAATGACTCCTGAAGTAGGTCTATTTGACCCGCGACATATGTCCGTGTGGATTCACCTAGAGTAGTTGCAGCTTGTTGTAAGCTCCTACTCTAGGCATATGTTTAAACCTTACACTCAGATCCAGATACCGGTTTACCGGTATCTGGATCTTTTGTACCCTTTGTAAAAAATACTAGACACATATACATTAATTGAGAACACTAGCAATAGTGAACTTAACGTACGGTAAGAGGCCTGCCGTTATAGGACCAATGCGAAATCCGACAAATTCACCACGTACGCTCGATAGAGGTTAGTGGTCTATGCGTTTGACATGTAGTAAGTTCTAGGCTGGAAGAGTGACACTCCCGGCCATATTAACTATAACGTGATAAACGTAAGTTGTATGGCGCCCTTCACTATGGCTTACCATAGTGATTCTCTCGGGATATGGGACCGGTATAGCCAGATACTGGTTTCAGAGTTTAAACCTGGACCCTCACGTTTGAGAAAGAACTAGCGGAGTGACTAAACCTAATAAGCGGTTCGCCGCAGGGGAAGTTGCATTGATGCAATAAGAGGTGCCGTGAAAGCTTCGTGATTAAGCTGGAGAGTCAGTGCATGACTATCGTAATAGATCAAGGTTGTTGGTTACACGACCGATGCATAGTAACAAGTAAGAGTCGACGCTTGCCTGTAGGGAATTGACGTTACGAGTTAGTTCCTTATGGAGAAACGTTTTTCCTCCCTGGCGCAACAGTGCGCTTTAAGACATCCAAGCTTCAAAACTTGGATGTCATTTTTTATACCCTCAACATCATGAATAAAACTGAACCCACTAAGGTAACGGAAGAACCCGTGATGTCCGATATCTTCTCCGGTAGTCAAATAGTCAAACAAGTAACTACGGTTAGCCCTGCTTATAACGGTTGGAACTTCTGCTCTAACCTTGTGTCAGCTATCGTAGGTATCTTCATGCTAGTTGCTTGGTTAACGGGTTTTGTCATTGCCAAAGGTTTCTGGAGTACTTTTGCATGTATGTTTCCTTTCTATGCCTGGTATCTAACCTTAGAACATTTCTTGGTAAAGTATTCCTTAGTCTAGATAAAGGTTTAGATTACTTCCTGGATAACGTGGTAGTTCCTGTAGCACTCGTATACTGCGTCTATGCAGTATGGTCTATTGTGATAGCTGTTTTCTGGTTTACGTTTAGCACACTTCTCACACACTAACGCCTGTTCTAGCCCAAGTGCTTTATGGTTGCGGTTAGAGGAGTGTGCGCCTATGATGTATAAGAACGATGACGAGTGATGTCATCGTTCTTATACTCTTTCTTTTTTGCCGTTGATTTATCAAAGCACCTTATAAAGTATTTCAGTCACATATACTTTAGTTGAGCATTGGGCTCTAATTTTACTCACCCTTATACACCATAAAGTTATTTAAACATAACTATCATCCTATGATGGGTAGTTGACACGACAGGGCGAAGAACGCTGCGTAAGCTGCGAGAAGCGATTCCTTCTTGTCAACTACTCGTTATTGTCGCGCCAGGGAGAACGGACAAGAGGAGAGGTATAAGAGTATACCTTAACATAATTTCTAATGAACGGGCTCTTCATTAGAACAACCAACTGCAAAATCTGTCACAAATGTCTGCTAAGACCGTAGAACTATCTGTACTGTTGTCTCTCTTTAATGGGTATGAGGTCCTAGATGTTACGCCGCAAGATGTAACCGAGGTGGTCTCCCATGTTCATGGTATCCCTAAGGAAGGGGTTACAGGAGACTTGGTTGAACAAGCCATTGAGTACATTGAGCAAAAGCATCCCAAGGTAGCTGAAGCTGCAAGACTTGTAGCGCATCTGCCTCCTGATGAAGGTCGGTATAACAAACTTATCGACCTGTTCCGTAAATGGTTTCACATCGAACCAATGATCGCCTAAATACAAGACCAGAACTCCTTCACTGGGGTTCTGGTCTTTATGTTGTCAATTCCCAACCCTAAGGAGTTTCTTATGATCCGTCGTGGTAGTGTAGTCACATGTCAGTTTGGTCTTTACGGTCAACCTGGTTACAAGAAGTCGGTACCTGTAAAGGTAGTTGATATTAAAGTTGGTAAGCATCAAGTGCGTGAGTACTGGGTGCGCGTGTTAGGTCTACTGGTGATTGGTGTAGCTAAGGTAAGTCCTGAGGCTAAGCGAACCAAGAAAACTGACCTATATTGCCCATCAGGTAAGTTCGTTGGTTGCCATGGTCAGATGCCACATATCTCTAATGTGGTTAACGAGTCCGATGCATTGGCATACCTCGGATATTCGTTTGAGTAAGCGGTTTACAGGAGTAGGGGTAACCTTACTCCTGTAGATCTATTTTTCTTTTTGTCCATTTTATGAACTCAACAAATAACCTTAACCATTATGACCAATAAACCCAGTATCTCCAAGGAAGCCTATGAAGACGAGATGACTACCGTTTTCAATAACCGTCGTCAACGTCACCGTGTCGAAGTCATCGCGATTGGACCAGACCGTACTATCCTTGCGACTCCAATGGAAATCAAGGGTTATATTGAACTCCCGGGCGGCGGTGTCAATAAAGGTGAAAGCTACGAAGCAGCTGCTGTCCGTGAAAACGAAGAAGAAGCAGGATGGCTGGTAGAGAATCCTGTAATCATTCATGTTCCCGGTAACTGGACCCATAGTGCACCAGATGGCTCTTGGCTGAAAGAGAACGGATACGATGAAGAAGTTAACATTGTCGTAGGATGTAACGCCATTGAGTTCAAACCTAAAGAAAACTTCATGGCTGAGGGTGATGGACGTGTTCATAAGCTTCTTCCTATCGGTCAAGTCATCAGTGAGACTTTGATTGGTATGAGTCAAAGTACTGATCCACGAATCATTAACTTAGGTAAGCTTCGTATTGAAGCTATCCGTAAGGTCTGTAATCTCGTAGGTATTGCAACTGAATCTGCGCCTTTGTATACAAAATGGTAGATAGAAGAAGGCGTGAAGCCTTCTTCTATCTCTTTCTTTTTTATTTTGTCAAGGATGATAAGTTGAATACAGAGGAAAAAATACATGTCCGAGAATCTATTTCTAAAACCAGAAGAATACTATCAGAGAAAGATTAATCCGCTTGCCCAGTACGTAGAACAGACAGGCTTTTACTTGTCTAAAATGACAGGTCAAGATGTCACAGTTTGCAGACAGCGTGTTCGTGATGGTATCAAAGCACGGGCTTTCCCACAGCAAACCGATCCTATTGTTACGTACTTTGAACGCGATGATAACCAAGACCGCACGAAAGAACAGATTCGTTTGAGTCAGTACATCGGTCAAGTGGTAGCCAATGAAGAGATCCTAGTTCCCACGTTCACTAGTTACTTACCTACTAAAGTACGTAAGTCCATCCTTGTGGGTTTCATCGATAACAACGTGAAACTGCGTAGTGCCGCTAAGAAGGCAGCTTTTGTAGCTGAAGCTGAGAAACGTACTGACGACTACATCATGTTGAACAATGAGCAAACTAACCGTAAGCTCTATAACAACTCGATGTCGGGAGCCTTTGCGGCTGGTGGTTCTATTGTGAACAATCCTACAGGTCACAATACGTTAACCTCTATGACGCGGACAGTTAGTTCCATGGGTAACTCCTCTAACGAGAAGATTATCATGGGTAACCGTCATTATCATAGTCCAGACGTCACGCTCTTTAATATCATCAGCATTACCAATGGCTTAGTGCGTGAAGAGTTAGAACCTGTGATGCAGAAGTATGGTTTAGTCTATCCTACTGTTCAACAGACGCTGGATTGCATTACCTACTCGTCGGATCTATATTGGAAAGATATCAAAGCTTTCAAAAAGATCCAAGACTTTGTAGAACATTTAGACCCGTTAGAGCGCGCAGCCTTTGTCTATTGCGGGGATTTCTTCCACATACGCAAATACAACGAAGACTTCACACGTAAGTTCCTGGGCACTTTGATGAGTAAAGTTAAAGGTGTTCCTGTTGAAGAACCCTTGAAACGTATCCATCAGTTCGATGAACAGATCGTGAACTATGCGCACCAGATCTGTATGAAGGAACTCCGTGGAGCTGGTAAGGCCTATGAGAAGCTTCCGATTGAAGATCTTTATACCTTGATTGCCACCTGTCAAAACATCGAAGACTTTGTGATCCGTCATAAGGACTTCATCAATGCTATCTTCTTGACCGATAACGTACCAGGGTCTACTGCTTACATTACGAACATGATCCGTAGAACCGTGGTTCTCTCGGATACAGATAGTACGATGTTCGCTATTGATGATTGGGTTATCTGGCATCGTGGACAACTTGTCTTTGACGATGAAGCCTATGCGCTTGCAGGCGCGATGATGTTCATTGCAACACAGTGTATCGCTCACTGCTTGGCTATCTTCTCCGCTAACATGGGCGTTGAGCGTAAGAAACTCTTCATGTTGGCAATGAAACCTGAGTATGTGTTTCCTCTACATTGTCAGACATCGGTAGCTAAACATTACTTTGCATCCATGGCAGTGAAAGAAGGTAACGTCTACCCGGAGCATAAAAGTGAGATCAAAGGCGTAGGTTTAAAGAACAGCGCAGCGCCTAAGGACCTTATTAAGGATTCTCAGGCTAAGATGGTAGAGATCATGAAAATCATCCATGACGGTGGAAAGATCTCTTTGGTCAATGAGTTAACGCGTGTAGCTAATATCGAGCGTAAGATCCGAGACTCTTTGCTTGACGGTAACGTTGAGTACTATAAGCAGTCTAAGATCAAAGACGCTGAGGCGTATGCAAGGTCGGCTACAGAGAGTCCTTACATGTATCACATGTTTTGGGAAACTGTATTTGCACCTAAGTACAATTCAATGGCGGCTCCACCTTACTCAGTGATCAAGATTCCATTGATGACTGACAATCCTACCAAGCTTAGTAATTGGATCAATGGAATAGCAGATAAAGAACTCTCTAAGCGTTTGCTTGATTTTCTAGTTCAGCATAAGAAGAAAGCCCTTGGTACTTTCTACATCTCCTCACAGTACGTGAAGTCCTTTGGTATCCCTGAGGAGTTCAAACCTGTGATTAACGTGAAGAAGATTGCTTTGGACTTGACATCTCAGGACCGTATGGTCTTGGAAACTTTGGGGTTTTATCCAAAGGTTGACTGGTTAATTAGTGAACAAGGTTATTAACATTCATCTTACCTAGGAGGGAACTCCTAGGTAAGTATGTTTTGAAACCCTTATTAAGTAGTGGATTCTTCATTGACCTTTCTAAAGTATTTCACCCATATATACTTTAGTTGAGGACATTCACCAAAAGTTCTAGAGACAGTTCTTTTATCCTCATTCCATCGTTTATTTCAAAGAGAAATCAAAATGAATCAAAAAGTAAATTCCCTGTCTGATTTGGCTACACTCAATGTAGCTACTAAACCTCAACAAGCTGGTGAGCAAGTTGAACAGGTTAAGAACGCTCCGCGTCCTAAGACTGTACCTAAGTCCACTGTGACTCCAGGTGGCGTCAAGCTCTCTGGTCACAACAAGGTGTACCTGGCAGAACAGTGTCGTAATCCCCAGAACGGCCGTGAAGCTAACCCCTACGCTTCTCAGTTGGTTCGCAAGATGGACGGTTTCTTGGATATGTTCAGTGGTATGCGTGATAGTCTCCAGGCTATCGCTCGTGACATTGACAACCAAGGATTGCTGATTCCTCCTTTGGAGGATTATATCCTGGCGCTCCAAGATCACAAGTTCTCAGTCACTTTTACAGTGATTGGACAGATCGAAGAGTTTTCAGCTGCCATTGAACGGGAAGCTCTCTTCATTGACACTGCCCGTCGCGGCGGTGCTCCTTACCGTGTCGCGTTGATGACGTATATGCAAAAGGCAGCCCATCCGCAGCCTAAGCCTGTTCATCAGAAACGCGTACTACCTGAAGCTGAGGTGACACCTCAACCTGACGCACCTGTCGAAGAAGGAACAAGTGATGAGTGAGAAGACTTTTCAACCCACTGACATCAAGCCGCATATGGTGCGGGCGATGTATAACTGGATATCTGAAAACGATACCAAGACTTACATTACGTTTGTCTATGACCACAATGTATCGGTTGACATACCAGTACCTCCTGCTGCTTTGGTCAAACAAGACATCACAGTCTTGACTAGCGATGTGGAAGGACTCAGTATCCGTGCTTTGGACACAATTACGATTAACACGCATCCTGATGCTGTTTTGAATTTCTGTGAGACAGATGACGGATATAGTTTCAAATGTCGCTTCAATGGTAACGTAGCATCTTGTTACGTGCCGTTTGTGAACATTGTCGGTATCAGTGGTCAACACACTGGACTCTCGCTTCAGATTCCTTACAGTGTACCAGGGGATACTCGGGTTCCTGTAGAAC